CACCGTCGTGATGGTCCGCTTCGTGTCCAGGAACTTCTTGATGGCCTGCTTGAGCGCAGACGACGCCGCGGCGATGCGCCCCGAGTCGTCGCGCCCCCACACCGCGACCTGTACGGTGTTCAGCTCCGGGCGGCGCTGCTTCAGGCGCGCACTCGCGTGGGCCGGCGCGCCGTAGATGGGGTCCACGTACGTCGCGGCGAGGGCCGTCCAGTCCTCGCGCGTGACCGCGCGCCCGTTGCTCTTGGCGACGCGTGGCGCGAAGAACCGTGCGTGGTCGACCGTCTCAGCCGACTCCCCACCTGAGCCGGCTTCGAGGTTCGCCAGACTCACTGCCGCGCGGGCGCCGCTGGGGAGGTACCCCTGCACCGAGCCGTTGAGGGCGCCTACAGGGACGTTGCCACGCGGACCGCCGCCCGTCCGGTACGTGACCTCGATGGTCGCCCCAGCCGCCGGGATGACCCCGAACAGGCCATCACCGAACCGGATGGTGGCGCGGTCGTCCGGGTCGTACGTGAGCTGGTAGCGCTTCTGCGAGCCCGTGATGACGTAGATGATGTCGACCTGGTCTCCGACGCCGGGCGCGGCGCCGTCGATCGCCTGGCCGAAGTGGATGGTGGTCACGCCGTCCACGGTCTGGCTCACACGGAACTCGCGCGGTGCGTTCGTGAGCACGTCGACCTGCTGCCAACGCTGCGCCGCGGTCGCAGGCTGCCCGACAGGCGTCACGAGCACCACCACGCCATCCTCGTCCTCAAGCCCGACGATGGCGTTGAGGAGGGACAGGTCGTAGAGCTGGAAGTTGGTGCCGTCCCCGGTGAAGGTGTCGCGCCCGCGCTGGTCGCCCTCGATGAACACGAGGGACGCGACCTCCTGCCACTCCTCACCCACGACCGTCACCGCGACAGAGCCATCGATGGCACCAGGCTGCCCCAGCTCGAACGCCTGGAACTCCGAGCCGTCCGACTGGAAGGTCTCGACGCGGCTGGCACCCTCGGTGAGCGCGATGATGTCGTCCGTCGTCCCGTCCGGCCACGCGGCCACGCCAGGCGGGATCACGGTGTCTGCCGCGACCTCAAACACCAGGTCGCGGACGTTGATGCGCGTACCCCGGCGCAGGGTGATGGCCGCCCCCTGAGGCGGCGTGGGCGTCGCCTGCACGGCCACGGATGCCGACGTTGCGGGGCGCATCCGGTAGCCCTGCGCCTGCGCCAGAACGGACATGGCCTCGCGCGTGTCCGCGAGGATGAGCAGCGAGTTGCGGAACCGACGGTCGTAGTAGAAGGCGTTCTGTTCCTGGTACCACGCCAGCACGTCGAGGATGGCCGGTGCCACATCGGTCGCGACGAACGAGTTGTAGCGGAACGCCTGGACGCGCTGGCGGAGAAGCTCCCGCGCACGCTCGCGCAGCGCGTCGAACGTACGGGCTGTGAAGTCGATGGCAGGGGCGACGGTCGCCATCAGAAACCGCCCTCGCGGATGAAGGTAAGAGGCGCGTTCAGCACCCGGCCCAGCGGGTCGCCGACGATGCTAACCGAGGGCATGACGCGGATCGAGAAGTCCCCAATGCGCGCCGTCTGCACGTTGTTGACGACGATGCGCGTCTCCTGGTCCTCCAGGTCCTTCCGCGCGAAGTGGCGGATGAGGGACATCGTCACGTCGTCGACGATCTCGAACAGGAGGTGCGGGATGACGCTGCCCAGGTTGGGGTCGTAGGGAATGGACCCCTTGGGCGTCGAGAGGATGTTGGCGATGGACGTGAAGATGACGGCCACGTCGTCCTTCGGCCCGAGGGTGCCAGCCTCGCTCGCGCCGAACGCGAACGCCGGGCCGGTGAACCGACCGATGATCTGCCTCCCCTGAGCATCAACACGGAACGTTGCAGCCATCAGTTGGCCTCAACGGAAAGGGACGAGTCGACGCCGGGGACGCCAAGGGGGGCCGGGACGCCGGTCACGCCCGGTGCGGTGGTGACGACGTGCGTGTGCGCGTTGTACACGGCCAGGAAGCTCTCCAGTACCACCTTCTGCTTCGCGCCCACCACGCCCAGCGAGACGAGGCCCGCGGTCGTCAGGATCGCGACCCCCGCGCCCGTGATGGTGAAGAGGCCGGCCGTGGCAGTGAGCATGAGAGTCAGCGCTGCTGTGAGGGCGAACGCCGCGCCGTACACGTACGTTGCGGCGCCCACAAAGTTGGAGCTGATGATGCCGCCGCCCGTCATGTTCGTCGGAGCGCCTCCCGTCGACGCGACGTTGACACCAGCCCCCGTCACGGACACGGCTCCGCCCGCCGTCACGTTGGCGGCCCCACCCGACAGCACGTTAGCGATGCCGGGCGTCTGGATGTTGATCGTCTGCGTGATGTCGAGGATCTCGACCTTCTGCGTCGGCGTCTGGACCACGGCGGTCTGGAGGATGTCGTCCAGGAGGAGCTTGCGCTGCCCCGGCGTGACGGCCTCGATCTTCAGCGCACCCGGCGTACCGTCGAGGGTGAGCGTCGTCCCGTTCGGCAGGCTGACCACGACCTTAGGCCCCGGCGGGCTCTGCTGCATGAGGATGTCGATGCCCGTCTCGGTACGCAGGCGGATGCGCTCTTGGCCCGGGACCCACCGCATCTCGAAGAGGTGGCCGTTCTCGGTCTTGACGACACGGGTGCGTGGGTCCGGGACGTAGGACGACGCGTGCTCTGGGACGGCGTCCACCGACGGGTACCAGCCGCCCAGCACGATGGGCGACTCGGGATCCCCCTGCCAGAACCCCACAACAACAGGGGAACCGACGGGCGGCACCCACACCTCGCCCGTGCGCGCGCCGGCGCCGGGGAACACGGGATAGGCCCACGGGAGGTCCGCGTCCGCGATCCGCTCGTCCTCCTCGGGGGTGCCGTAGAGCTGAGGGACGCGAACACGGACACGCCCCGCCTTGTTCGGGTCGTTGGCGTCGACGACGGTACCAGGCCACAGCCCGTACCGTGGCTCGTACGGGCGAAGCGCCTCGGGCGGCTGTGTGATGGGGGCGAGCCTCACTCTGGCACTACTTCAGCGACCTGAACGACGCGCGTCTCGTTCTTGCCGCCGAACCGATAGCGGTCGCGCGTCCCCGCCGCCGCCACGGAGGCGCCGGTCGGGTCAGCCTCACCGTCGTACGCCTCGCGCCGGAACGCGACGGCGGTCGTCGTCGCCCGGCCGCGATCGTAGACGTGCTCCACCTCCAGGACGATGAAGCGCCCGAGCAACGGTGTTTGGTGGCGCGCGGTCGCTGGCCCCTGCACGTCGACGAGCATCATGGGGCGCAGCGCCACGTCAGGGCGCGTGTCGAGGCGCAGCGTGAAGTACCGGCTCGCGAGCTTACCCCACGCGCTCCGCACTACCCCCTCCACGGCCTCAGCGGACGTGTCGGGTGTGGGGAAGATGCGCAGCCCGGCCGCCGGATCGCGCGGCACGCGCTGCGCCAGCGCGGGGTGGGACGACGCCTGAGCCGCGCCGAGGTCGAAGATCACGGCCGACTTCGTCTCGAAGTCGAAGCCCACACCGCGCAGAGAAGCACCTCCGCGCCAGTCGACGTGGCGCCCGTTGTAAGAGACGACCGTCCGGTCGACGCGGTTCTCCACGAGGTCAATGTTGTGGCGACGGTCCGAGCGAGCCTGCGCCTGAGCCGCGCCGAGGCGCAGCGTCGTGCCGTCGAGCCACACGTAAGCGTCGCCTCGCCCACCGTCGAGGGTGGTCTCGGTGGCGGAGAGGCGCGCGAGGTAGTCCCAGTCCGACTCGCGGATCTGGTACCTGTCGCGCACGCCGATCGTCCGCTCGACGACGGAGTCCAGCCCGTGCTCCTTCGCCATCGCCGCCACCACGTCCGATACCGCTGTCTGCCTCCAGATGCGCGTCCGCGGGAGCTGCTTCATCTCCGCGCGGATGTCGGTGCCTCCGACCTCGAACGTGATGACCGTGCTCGTGAATGTCGTGGCCGAGTGGGTCACGTACGCGCGCCGCCACGGCGTGGAGGAGTCCTTGCCGGCCTCCTGAACCTTGAACCGCCACCGCAGGTCACGGACGACGCCGAGGATGATGTCGTTCCAGTCGCGCCACGCGTCGGCAGACAGGCTAGCTGCCCACGTGAACCCACCCTCGATGGCGCTCTCGCGCCAGACGAACTTGCGCAGGTACGGCGTGACCTCCCGGGCCTGCCCGTCGACCTGAAGCTCGACACCGCCCTGGCCGAGGAGGGACACCTACACCCCCTCCGACCCAGCACCAAGCTGGATCTGAGCGCCGCGCGCCGTGGCCGCCTGAAGCGCTGCGGCGACCCTTGCGGGCTTCGGGATGCGGATGCGCCGGCCGACCGTCACCTGCTCCATGGGGAAGTCGATGAGGTTGGTCGATGCGATGACGGGCCAGAGGGCGCGGTTCTGGTAGGCCGCCTGCGCGAACGTGTCGAGCTGCCCCTCCATCCCCTCCTGGACGATGATCTCCTCCTCGTCGCCGTCCATGACGACATCGAGCTGCCGCCAGATGCCGAAGTGCGCCTTGCCGCCCTTGATGAAGAGGCGACTGGCCTTGAAGCGGTCATCGAAAGCCGGCTCACGCTCGAAGAACTGCTGGGCCATGCGCTACATCCCCGGTACCGAGCTTGGGGACGGTGTGGCCGCGTTCGTCTGGGCCCGCTGTGCATCGCGCTCGGCGGTCATCTCGACGACGCCCCGCAAAAGCGCGTTCTGGCTGTTCGCGCCTGCGGAGTACGTGCCCGCCTGGTTGCGGATGTTCTGCCACGTCGGGTACGCGGCCTTGATCGGCTGGAACTGGATGGCCACATCCGCCGACCCAGGACGGACTGACTCGGGATGCCACGGCCCCTTCCACGTCACCTCGACGTTGGTCACATAAGCGCGCTGCACCCACCACGAGCCGAACACGATCAGCACGACAGGGGGATCGAAGCGCTTCAAGTTGTTGAGCGCATCGCTGACAGTCTTGACCTGCGCTGCGTCTGCGCCAGACATGTTCAGGCGCGAGAGCACACGACCACTGAACGCGGCGCCCACGCCCTGCTTCTCCAACGGGAACGGGAGTGCCTGGCACCACCGCACCTTCCGCTCCATGTCCGTGAGCATCTTGTCCAGCTCGTGTGTTTGGATGGTGCGGATGTCGCGCTCCGCGAGCAAGGCAATATCAGGGTCTGCCTCGCCCGCCACGAACTGGAGCTTGAGCGTGAAGGGGCCCCAGTTCCCGCCGTTGTACGACGCAAAGGCCGGCTGCGACATCTTCTCGCCGCCGATCTCCTTGTACTGTGCCACAGCGTACTGCTCGGTGATCTCGCTCGGGAAGGAGTTGAACTGGAGCTTGGAGTCACCGTCTACCGGCGAGTCCTCCAACACGAGCGCACACGGCACGACGCTGTGACGGCCGTTGCCGGCGAGCGTGCTGGCGGGAACGTGGAAGTGCGGCACGCGCTACCCTCCCAGCCCGCCCAAGCCGACGGCGGAGCGCAGGTCGTCATCGCCGCGCGTGTCCGGGAGGATGGGCCGCACCGCGAGTGGGCGGCCGATGGCCCTGGCGATCTCCTTGAGGTAGACGACGGCCTCCCCCAGCCCAGGGAGATCCATGTTCGCGACGACTGGGGCGACGAAGCGCTCGATGGCATCGCGCGTGAGGGGGATGACGCCCTCGGGGAAGCCACCCTCGCCGACGGTGATGTCCATCGGGCGCGTGACGATGCCGCCGCGC